AACTGAAGTCCGCAAAATCCGTGAAGCCCGTCGTACCACTGGTCGTAGGGTCGATCCGGGTAAGAGACCCACCGCCCGTAGCGTAACTTCCACTAGAGGCAACTTCTCCAGTAGTCGTAAGGGCCGTCGTCGCTGCACCAAAAGTGGCCGTGGTGCTTGATTTGCCGCCAGCACCAATGGCATACAAAGCCAGCTTGAAGGTGTCGCCGCCACTTAGTTTAAAATTATGAACAGCCTCAAGAAGTTCGCCCTTGAAGGATGTACACATTGCCGTCGCTATAGCCATATCAAATGCTCCTCAACTGTTTGGATAATTCCTCATAACCTGCTTTTCTAAGGTTAGCACATACTGTAGCACGATCCTGTTCAATCGCAAACTTCATATAGAACAGTAGCGTGTCCCTGATATACTGCCTGAAGGCATGTGCCTGATCGCGCAGGGGAGCGACCGTACCATCCGATACATGGATAATCTTTTCTAGGGCCATTTCCGCAACTTGCTCAGGCGTAAAACCTCCATTTTCCGTGGTTTTCGCCACAGCCACACCAACCGTAGCACCTGCATCAACAGATAACATCATGATGTCTCCTGCAATCCAACAACATTATCATGGCGTCCAAATATGATAGGGCCATCCATAGGCTCAGGTGGAGCAAGCTCTGACTGCCGGGTAACCAAAAGCTGCTCATTATCAGTGCTCATGACCAAGGGGTCATCCAGCCGGTGGTATCCATACAGCCGCTCCTCCGGAGGAACATCCGTATCCAACAAGGTCGAGCCATGGGCTATTTCGATCTTCATTCCCCTGCTTATACAAAAAGATAGCCAGAACTCCACACAGGCCCGCCCCGCTTCAGCTAGGTTTACATTCCTGTAGGAATAATCTAAGCCAAATAAATACAACTTCCCAACCTCCTGATACGCAGCGAAGGCAATCGCATAAGGAACAGTGTTGTTGAAGTAACATAATTCCGTATCCTTAACGACCTCTTCTAAAGGATAAAGAACAGCCCCAGGAACACGGCGGTCTAATTCACAAGTATATATGGGGCCTTTGTGTTTTGGCAATTCGCGGCGTAAAGCAGGCGTTTGTTTACCAGCATTCTCAGTATCAAAAAACCTAGAGGGAGGGTCCATCATAAACACACGGTCATGCTTAATGGGCGCTAACATGGAGTTTATGGCCCACACCTCGTCATACTTCTTGCCATTGGCGACAGAAGACGTGTATGAACCCTGCGAGTGTCCAAGCCCAACTATAGCAACAGATGATCCTTTAAGAGCGAGGTCTTTCATTGGGCCTTCCTACGCAATCCGTATGATTGCATTTGATGCGTCTGCGGTCGGGAACTGAACCGTAAAAGTACCAACCGAAACGGTCTTGTCGCCACCAAAATCCAGAATGATGATCGCCGGATTGGTCAAGGCAATCGAAGTTGTGTTCGGTGTCGTATTGTAGATCAGCGCACCCCGCGCCGTAAACGATGCCGTTGACCACGTTGCATCGGCAAAATCAGTAAGCCCCGTCGTACCACTGGATGTCGGGTCTACCTTGGTCAAGGCAGCGCCGCCCGCCGAATAGGCGCTACCAGCGTCATTGGTTGTTTCATTCGTCGCGCTGTATGCGGTCGTCGTCGCATCCATCGTCGCGGAATTAGTGTATAGAGCGACATTCATGGTGTCGCCATTCGCCAGATCGAAATCATGCGCACCGAACAGGAGTTCCTTCTTGAAGCTGGTGGCCATCGCCTGGGTAATCGCCATCTCTAAACACTCCTGAGTAACTCGGCCAGTTCCTGATAGCCGCCCCTGATAGCTATCTGCACACAAGTGTCCCGTTCTTCCTTCTGGGCGCACAAGACATAAGTGTGGACAACGGCCTCCAAACGAGCGCGAAAGGCTGCCGCCTGTTCTCGCACTTCTGGTGTGGCCCCTTCGCTAACCTGAACAATCTTATTGCAGCAAAGCGTCGTGATCTGTTCCGCCGACAAGCCACCGTTGACGCTGGTCACAACAGTTGCCGAGCCAATACCACTTTCAGCGACAAACATCAGGCCTGCCTAAAAACAGGATCGCCATTTCTATAGCTATCACGCCTGTCACTATATTCACCAAGCCTCTTAGTCTCCGCAAGCGCCTCCTGATAACGGCCCATATACATCGCCATAATGTCCTGCTCGCCCTTCATAAAAGTATAGGCCTCCACCAAGCAGCCATACAACAGAGCCTGTGGGAGATTATCCCCAAGCCAAGTCGTCGTGTTGGTTGAGGAAAGGCCGTTCGGTTTGTATTTATAATGAAGCTCCATCGTGTACGCTGCGTCAGGCACCGGAGAAAGAATGAACGTATCGTCATCAAAATGCCCGTAATACTCAGGTTGCCCGGTATCATCCGTGTCAGGGTTTGCCTCACGCATGAACGAAACATCCTTGGGCAGAAGGAACGAATAGACATTCCCGCTACTAACAACGGCCAGAGAGTGGGCCGCCAGAAAATCAGTCGGCTTTGTCAGATAGGTAATTGAAGCCGTTGTGGTGCCCGTAGAGTTTTTTCGGAAAAACGGGAGATCGACATCAAACAGAATGCGAAGCTCCGCCTGATTGATGAACTCGTCTATCTGGTTAACAAAGGTCGTCTCAGTATTTTCCGTGTAATCCTTGATAGCCTGCACAAGCGCACTGTAATTCATACCAGCCCCCTAAGTTATCGACACCGTAACGGTGCCAACCTGACCGGTCGCCTGCGTGCTGGTCTGGCTGGAAAATCCATACAGGGCAGACAGGCCATTGTTGTCCCCAACCGGGTTCCAGTTCCAGGCTATCTTTCTCTGCTCGTCCACATTCGTATCGGTTCGGGTAAACGGCAACGCCTGGGGATCATTAATCGGGAACTCACCGAGAAAGTTCTGCGGCTGGTCCTGATCAAGCATTGACGGAGAAACTCTTAACCCCGAATCCTTACCGTCCACGATCTGCGGGCGCAGGTCGCGCAGCTTATAGGTCAGACCACTGCGGTCACAAATCCCCAACGCATATTTCCCAACTGTCGTATTTGTCATATCACTACCACCCGTAGCCGCCAGGGACAAGCTGCGAAGACGCCTTCACCCTGTCCTCATCAGCAGCATAGCCAAATTGCTCGTCATAAACCGCCTTCAACAGCGGGGTCCGCTGCACAGTTTCCGGCCTCTTCATGGAAACATAGTAAGCCAGCCCAGCCGTAAGGGCAGGCAACCACCGCCCCGGCGCATCATAGGTATTGGTGCCCGCCGTACCAGCATCCTGTATGCGCCTGATACGCCAGTAGACCAGCGTATAGGTCTCCGCATCGTCAGGCACGGGCCACAACGTATATTGAGGGCTGGTCGTCCTCTGGATGTAAATCTGTATGGGCCTGCCCTGTTGCAGCTTGTTGGGCAACTGGGCAAAGCTGATCGGAGATATCCGCGTCACCGACGTGTCGGCCTGATTGTTGGTTTCCCCCGCATCCGTGCGTATCGCCTGATCCAAGAAATCAATCGTGCCTGCCGGGAAGCTATAGGTCGCCGTGCCAGCAGTGATCGCCTGCGTGCCCTCCTCTATTGTCCACAGGTTCAGGCCGCGATTGATCCATTCGATGGACATCAGGTCGAGGCTGCGCCTCGCCGTCTTCAGGTCATAGCCACTGCGCATCTCCAGCCCAGCACGCTCATAGGCCTCCTCGCAGATATCAACGATATCCAGAGTAAAGTCAGTGGTGCCGGAAGTTGCCATCTAGGCGTACCTCTTCTTCTTTATCTTTTTGCCAGTTTTCTTGGCGTGCTTGGTCGCATCATCCTTGCCCTTTTGAGTATAAGGGAACTTTTTTTTCTTCTTACCCTTCCCAACAGTTGGCATCACGCTCTCCTTCTGGCAGCTTTCCTGCCCTCTGACATGGCAATGGCCACGGCCTGCTTCGGGTTCGTTACCTTCGGACCCTTCTTGCTGCCGCTGCGCAGCTTGCCTTTCTTGTACTCCGACATGAC